CCTAACTCATTCTCAATTCTAATCTTCTCATCTATTAATGCTCGCTCAGTCTGTGCACCCATAATCTTTTTCTTACCGGTGTTTGCAGCTAGTACTTCATCTATTTCTGCTAGACGTATCAGCATGTCATTATCACCACCAAGTTTTAGCTGTGTTTGCTTATATGTAACAGCAGCATCGTCTAATGGTTCCATCCAGTCCATGGTCTTATTACCATTTTTGATGTCAACAAATGCACCTAAAACATTACCTAAAATAAGTAATGGTCCATTTTCTAACATAGTTCTGGCTTTACGTATACCGGGGCTATCAGAATCCTTTGTCTTAAATATTTCTGGTATAGGTAGTACACCTTTAGGTCCAAACGCATTTGGTGCTATTTCTGCAAGTGTAGTTAGTGCAGTTTTTTCTTCCGATGTATCACTCAGACCTACAATAGCAGTGTCTGCAATACCATTTGCAAGTAATGTTGCACCTAATCTTTTAAACCAAGGTGAGGTAAATGCTTTTGTAGCTTGTGGAAATAATCTACCAGCAGCTTGATTACTCAAGTTACCACCGACAATAGCTGGTAATAATATAGAAGATATTTTAGTTATCTGTTGATGTGCTGGGTTTTCCCACTTAGTGTTAGCATCCCACCAGTCGTCAACTTTAGATAATGGTTTGATAGAACCTATAGCATCAAACATAAAGTCGACTCCACCTTTACCTATAGCTGCTAAACCTTTGATAGCATCACCAGTATAGTCATTAAATGTTTCGACTGCACTAGGTTGTGAGTTATGTTCTTTTAGCTCCTCTGTAGACATATTATAATACTTCTGGTTAAAGTCTTCACGTAATTTATCACGCTCATCACCTTGTGGTAATCTCCACCAAGTATTATATTCGTTTAACATCTTGTCTTCATTATCTTGTATTGATAAATCGACAGAGCTATATCCATACTTCTTACCAAATGCAGATGGAAACTTGCTACCAGTTGTATTTGTAGGTTTTATTTGATTTGGTTCTGGGGTTAGAATGGCATTATCTATATCTTCTGTTGTGATAGGCTCTGCTGTAGCAATCAGTTCACCATCTTCAATTAGTTCTTCTTCGTTCATAGTGCATCATTCTTGACAAGTTCTCCATCTTTGTACGATCCTATCATATATTTTAATGCGTCGACCTGTCGCATCGGACCTCCAGCTGCTCTTGCAGCGTCGTACATACTTGGTGGTATAAATATACCTTCTTTTTTATACTGTTCGTTGTTTCTAAACTGCTCATTTAGATATTTTCTACCATCAAAATTCTTAAACTTTTTCTCAAGTAATCTAATATTTTGTGGCATAGTAATAACATCTCGACCATCCCTTAAAGCCACGGCTACATCTTCTAAATCGCTAGTAGATATAAGGTTTAAGTTTTTTTGTTTTACTGACTTTAATATTTGTGGTAATGTTCTACCATCATTTATGTTTATGTCACCACTTTTACTAAAATCTACAGCATTGTTAGGCAATGTCCCATTATAGAACTGTGTAAATAGTACAGTATTAGTACCAGATGAACCGGCATCTATACGTCTAAATATACCACTACCTATATATGTCTGATCTCCTACTACTTCTTGACTTTTATCTTTAGCTAAGTCAAGAATAAACTGTTCTGTTTTTTCTCTACGTAAATCTGGCTCTGTTATACCAGAAAATCTTTTGTTAAATAAATGATAATACAACTGTTTAGTTGCAACTATAGTTCTATCAGCATTATCGTTTGCATCACCAGATACAGTAAAACTGTTTGCTGCTAAATCTTTGACAACACTACTTGCAAAGCTATCTATATCTTTGTCAAAATCAACACCATGAGATTCTATTAGTGCATTAGTAGTTTGTAAAAATGGTGTAGCACCTACTATATTACTTACCTGTGTTTCACTCATGCCATCTAATAATGATACAAACTCATTGACATCATTCTGTCTAATAGCTTTCATGACTAAATCTACAGTTGCTTTGTTATTTTCAGTAGTGTTTACATATAATAACTTTGCAGCTCTAGCTTGTGCGTTAGGATTACCTTTATTACTAAAGTATGCAGCTACTAATTTAGCTGTACCTTCATCACCCTCAAAGTCACCATTTCGATTCTGCTCATCTATGTCAAATGTCCTAGCAGTATCTTCTTGCACGTTTAGTGCTTCGTTTACTTGCTTTAGCTTATCCTGATTAGCTGTCCACGCTTCCTTAATACGTTGTACCATAGATGGGTTTTTTGTTATCCATGCTTCACGCTTAGTATTACCGGGTCCAATAGGTGACTCCCATCTTAGTTGCTCTTCCTTAAAAGATTTCCAGTCAGTAGCATATTTACCAGATGTAGCCATTTCAGTCAGTATAGTTTCTGCTGCTTCCATAGCATTTACAGTACCATAATGTGATACGATAGCACCACTTTTTGTACGTGTATAACCTGTCATATATGTAGACACTAGCTGGTCAAAACTGTCTTGAGTTCCTACAGCTGCATGGTTTTCTTTATCTCTTCTAAATTTCTCTTCGTATATAGCATACTTAGATCCTAGTACTGCATTAGCTTGCTGTTTTGCTCCTTCTTCTTGGAACATTTTTTGTATAGATATACCAGCATTGGTCATAGGATCTATACCATACTGAGCTAGTATTTCCTGAGCACGAAACTCATAAAGACCTCCCATGTCGTATGGGTTCTTAGCTAGATCATTCTCACTTATGTATGCCTTTAAGTCAGCTACATGTGCTGGTAAATCATTTTGTACTCTGTTAGTTACAAGCTTTTGAAAGTAATAACCATTACCACGAAACGCATCTCCTAAGTAATCAGACTCATCTAGATTACCATTGTATATAGCTTCGTTTCGTTTGTCTTGTAATCCTTTGACAGCCTCGTCACTCATGGTTGACATTTGTGCTTCAAATGTATCGAATGCACCAGCAGCATCTAGTTCACGATACTGCTCCATGCCAGATTGTATGTCGTTAAACTTTATCAATCCTGATGCTAGGTTGCCTAAGTTTTTAGCAAGTGTTGGTGACAAGTTAGCCCACATCTTAGCTTCAGCTCCTTTCTGTTTAGCTAACATGCGTTTGTTTTCTATGTCACGCTTTGCCATAAGCTGCTGGTTTTCGAGTTCCAGCTTTTGTCTATTTATTTCGAGCTTCTGAATCGAATCTCTAACATCTTTTTCACCTTTAAAACTTCTCCGTAGATCAGTAAGCTGAGATTCATCCAGTTGCTTTTGCCTTGCCTGTTGTTGTTTCAAGGCGTTGATTTCAATATCAGATTGAATCCGCATGTTTTGCAACTGTGCGGACCCACTGATACTTAAGTTCTGAAAGCCACCTCCTTGGAGTTGCTTTTTAAAACCTTTTGCCATTAGCTTGTATATCCTTTGTATGTAGCGTATGAGTTAAATGCACCGCCTATAGATCCAGCAATACTACTGATAGTACTACCCCATACTCCGCTAGCTGCTGCCCCGGGAGACATCATAGCTCCTAAGACTGGCTTAGGTCCAAAGTCATAATCTCCATATACCCGTGGATATATAAAGGTTGCTTGTGGTGTTGGTAATGGTTCTATTGGCATTGGTAATATACCGGGATCTAACATCTTAGCAGCATATGCTCGTAAGTCAGCTGCTGTTCTATCCCTGCCTATAGAATCTAATGCAAAGTCAGTATTAGCTTTAGCGTTAACCATCTGTGCATTAAGCATAGCTATCTTACTACCGTACTGTAATGCTGTGGTAGCTGCTAGCTTGTCTGCTGTTCTGCCAGATGTTCCTCGTGCTCGTACTGCACCCTCTGCCATTAAAGATTCTATATATGCTTCGTTAGCATCGTAAGCTGCCTCTTGTTCTATTTCGGCTAGCTTTGCTAACTCTTGTTCTCTACCCCTTACGTGGGCTTGCTCGTTAAGTGTAAGCTGATCTGCATAGATCTCATTAGATCGTTGATACTGTGCTTGATTTGATGCCTGTTGTCTGTTTCTAATTTGTAGATCGTAGTTATACTGTCTTAAATTAGTTGCATCCCTAAACGCAGCTAGCTTACCTTCTTGTTCTGCTTTTAGTTCTATTTCTTGTACCAGATAATCTCGCTGTGCAAGTAACTGGTCTTTCTTCATTTCCCATGCTTCGGTGTCATATTCCAGCTGTCTTTGTGTAGCTTCATTCTGCAAGTTTGCTTGCTCTTTCGCTGCATTAGCTGCCTTATTACCACCGATAATAGAACCGGCAGTGCTGATTAACGCACCACCTATTATTGCTCCTATCATTAGACCCTCTTATAAAATCTAGGTGAGTATATTCCTTCCCACATCATAGAGTTTAGAGCGACTGGGAATGGTGTATCATTAAATAATCTTAATGTAAAGTTGTTGTTTTTCTGATGTATAGGTAATGTAAATACTGTTTGGTCTGCAATCGGTACATCGTTTGCTAGATACTGGTCAGCAGTTATAACAGGGTTAAGGTTATACCACTCATCAAGATAGATAAGTATTGTAGCATTGTTTGCGGGTGCAGAACTAAATACAATCTTAGGTACAGCTCCTGATCTGTTAACTGTAAATGCTGTAGTTACCACATTATTTACTTTTACTCTTACTTGGTCATCATCTATATAACTTAAGTCACCATCTATAAATGGAAACTCTGTAGTAGATCCGTCTCCTGTGTATTCTTTTTTACCTTGACGTATACCTTTAGACTTTAACTTAAAGCCCATAACTCCTGATAATCCTACAGCAAACTTCATACGTGCTATAGTTAGATTAGCAGAAAAGTCAGACTTAGTAAGTGCATCATCTACTTTAAAATATGTACGTGGTAATATAATGTCAAAATCAAATTTATATCCTACTATAACATCACTTGCTATACTTGTCAAGTTTTTAAATGGTACTTTAAAATATGTATTACCACTCTCGACAACACGTTCTGGTGATATAGTAAATCCAGATTCAATAAACTGACCTGTTGCTGTAGTACCTTTAATAATTAGCACTGGTGTCAGGTTTGTAGCATCGTTGTATGGTATAAAACATTTACTAAAGTTACCAGCTGTGTCAAATGTGACAGAGCTAGCTGTAGCATATAGGTCTATACAAGGATTAATTTTCTTACCTTCATTATTAACAATAATAGCATCTTGTGGACTTTGACTTAAACTAGCTTTAGTCAGTGTAAACTGTCCGCCCTGTTTGGTTACAGCATAGAAGTCATCTGAGTCAGCAGCCATAGCCTGCACATTACCCATAGTCTCCCAGTTAAACCATGCTTGCACTAAGTTTTTTTCTCCGTCATTATATGTACGAAAGAAATATATGTATCTAGAACTCTGTCC